GTAATAAGGGGAACGAAGCCACCACCACACCGCCGTGGACACGGCGGAATGATTATAGGCTACTCTACTATTACCGGCTTTGTAGTAATCGTATTGTGCCTGATAATTCTGTTCATAGCTATTTGCATAGCTTCTTGTTCCGAACACTTCAAATTCAGCAAGCAAGAACAAGTAATCGGTGGTGGCCGTTACATAAGTCTGAACATTGCCGCCACCGTTGGCGGTATTATCGGTGTACTTGGTCACGGGTTGCATAACCGCCCTCAAATCGGCGGGAAGCGCCGCCATCAAGCTATTCGCCAACGGGCTTGTGGGGGTGTTACTGTTGCCCAATACGGTTTTTCTCATGTGTGAAGCGTTCCAACCGCCGCTGTTCGTCTGACTGGTATTCATGCGGAAACCATCACCGGTGTTGTTATAATTGCTATCACACAAAGCAACTGCCGTGGAACCGATCTTCCCGATCTGGAAGTGAATCTTGTTTGCACCTTCCTTGGCGGAATTGTGGTTGAAGCCCAAAATAAAGGCGTTCACGGTCAAGTTGCTGAAAGTGTAATTCCTCACGGTGCCATTCAGAACGATGGATTTCACATCACCAACGGCCCAATAGTTGGCCCCCAAACCTGCGGAACTGACTTCCCGGATGGTTGCCCAACTGTTATCGTTCAGAACCTTGGTGGGCAATGTCACTTCAACGGAACAGGTCTTATTGGCCGGGGCCGTGTGGTTGGTGCCAGCGGCCACGCTGACGGTGATTGTAGCGCTTCCTTTGGCCTTGGCGGTAACAGTTACCACCGAACCGGAAACACTCACAGAAGCCACCGTGGGGGCGCTGGAAGTGGCCGTAATCTTACCATCACCCGCCCTTGTCACGGTGATGGTGTCCGTGGTCTTTGCGGCGGTCAGTTTGATGGAAGTCTTATTCAAAGACAAACTACCAGCGGCCTTGGCAATGCTCCAAGCAACCGTTTTGGCCCCGGTGCTTCCATCAGCCCACTTGTAGTTCGTTTTCGGCGTGAAGGTGGCATTGTAGGAACCGGCGTTCGTGCCGCTGGTAGTTCCTCCAAGCGTCATTTTCCCGCTGTCATAGTTGTTCCAAGTGGGGCTTTGGGCCGAACCGGTATAAGTAAGGCTGTTGCTCTGCGTGGGGATCGTCATGGTGGCGGCGTTGATCGTCCAAGTCACTTCCTTGGCGCTCTGCGTACCGTCTGCCCACTTATACCGCCCCTTGGGTGTGAAAGTGGCCGTGTAGGTTCCCGCATTGGTGCCGGTAGTCACGCCGCCCAAGGTCAGCGCATCGGGGTTATAAGCGTTCCAAGAAGGGCTTTGGGCCTGTCCGTTATAGGTCAGGGTGCCATTCTGCGAAGGAAGAACATTGATGGTATAGACGATACCGGACACAGCATCCAAGGCCGCATTTGCGGCATCCTGTGCGTTCTGTGCGGCTTCCACACAGGTTCCGATCTGGTTCAACAGATACGGGTGGGCGGTCTGATCAAGGTTGTGTTCGCTCACCTTGTTTTGGGCCGTACCTTTGGGATCATAGTTCATGTTGGGAAGCTGTTCGGCGGGAACCTTACCATCCACCAGATCAGCCTTCCCGGATTGACCTTTCTGAAGGGCTTCAACGGCATCCGCATTGGCCTTCATTTGGGTATCAATCTTATCCATGTTTTCATTCTGAACCCCTACATCATAAAATTCAGATTCAAGGGGTTTAGTCAGCTTGTAGTTGGTTGTTTTATTCGCCATTCTTCAAAACCTCGTTTCTCAACTGATTATGGGTATAGGCGGCAAGCTGGGCATGGGTGAACCGCCCAAGTTCCGCATGGGTGTTATAAAGCTGAAGCAAGGTCACAACCATGTTTTGGGGAACAACCCGGTTCAGCAAAGATTCAACATCATTGAAGTTGTTCTTTGCGGCCAACCCGATTTTCACAAGAAGCTGATAGGTGCCTTCTTCCACATCAGCGGAATAGTTACCCTTCCCGCACAGCGTTTCAAGGATGTTCCGAAGCTGGGGCAAGGTGTACGGAAGTTCTTCATTGATCCGGGTCAGAATACGGAACCGGCGATCTTCAAGACTGTCCGTGCCTTTGGGGGTGATCCCCAAAATCTTTTCCCACCGGGAAAGGCCCATGTTTCCAGCGGTGGGAATGAACTGATTATCAAGAAGATCATCCGTGGTATTCCATGCCTTTTCAATTTCCGGCTGTTCGCTCCCCATGATCCCCTGAAACTCCGCATAATCACGAATGACATAGGGAAGATAATCAATCAGTTTGCGTTCCATGCTCCCGGCCCCCTTATCCGCTGATCACGATGGTTCCCGGCTCAATGGTTCCCAAAACTGGAATGTGGTCAAGGGTCAGGGTACAGTTCGCCGCTTCACCGTTGATCTTGGTGTTGGCAATATCCAGAATACCGGTGATTCCCAACAGGCGGCTTTCCACCTGACTGATACGAACCACAAGGGCTTCATTCTGGTCTGCCCAACTTTGGGCCAGTTCCAAGAAGTAACCGTTGATTGCTTCCGTGACATAGGCGGAAACATCATCCCAACTCCATTCCCGCTGATAGTACAGATCGAAGGAAAGGTTGATGGTATCTTCACCCACGCCTTCAACCCTCACCACATGGCCGATGGGGGCAATGCCCACGCCTTCACCGGCGTTCTGAAGGGGGTCAACTGCGGTCTGCACCTGATCCACAAGGGCTTCCGAAGGCTTCTTGAAGGAACTGTTGATGATCACCAGCTTCACGGTTCCGCCCACGGTCAGCTTGCTATTGGCTCCCGCCGCATACACAGCATTCAACCACGCCTTGATTTCCTCGGACACACCGGAAAGGCCGCTGATCCAAGTGTCGGTTCCCGTGGGCGGGATCAGCTTGGCCGGGTTCAAATCGCTGTTCCAAACCCGATATACCTTCACACCGCCCACGCCGGGAATGGCGTTCACCTTTTCCAGATAATCCGCACGGTTGCCGCCGAAGGCTTGGGCGTTCAGGCTATCCATGTAACGCTGTCTGAAAACCTCGGTATCTTCTTCATCCTCACCGGGGATCACCACGGCGGAAATAGAACAGGTTTCAAGCCCGTCCACATACTCAATGGGAATCACCGTTCCGGTGTAGTCATTACCGGCTTCACCAGCGGTTTCACAGGTGATTTCATACTTACCACTTCCACGGTCAGCCGAAACATAATAGTTCAGTTCTCCAATGGAAAAGCGGGTGTTCATGGGAAGGTGCAAGGTGGTTGGTGTAATGCTCAACTGCAACACGGCGGGGCTTGCCGGTTGCGGTTTCAGCCCCCTTTCTGCCGCCCTCAAAATGAGATAAGGGCGGGTTGCGGTGTCTGCAAAGGTTTCATTCAGCACCGTATCAAGGGCAATATAAAGGTTCTGCAATTCCACGGCGGCGGGGGCATCACCGCACCAAACCAATGAACCTTCACGGGTGTCTAAATTGCCATTGATAGAAAGCGCCTTCTGAAGCATCCGGGAAAGGATTGCTTCATAGGTCTGTGCTTCATACATCAGATTTCAACCCCCAATTCTGCATTGATTTCGCCAAAAATGCTGACCACCGTGAAGGTAGTCAGCACTTTCTTTTTGTTCACCGTAAATTCAAAGTTCTGAACCGCCGTGATCCTATCATCCTGAAGCAAGGCTTCACGAACCCGGCGTTCAATTTCGGGAATACAGTATTCCACATCTTTCCCGATCAGATTATGAAGTTCAACCCCATAATCCCAAGAATGGATCAGCCATTCATAGCGTTCTGTGTTCAGGATCAGGAAAACCGCCTGTTCCACAGCTTGGATTTCATCAATGGTGCCGATGATGGTCAGGTTGTTGTGGTTCATCCTGAAAGTACGGCTTGGAAGGGTTTCAATGGTGAAATCCTGTTTAATATCATCCTGCACTTGCGGAATCATCATCAAGCCCCCTTTACTCGGTCAATAACCACGAATTTCTTTCCTTGCTGAACCCGGATCAGAAGCACCTTTTCACCGGCCTTCAAAGCATTGTGAACCTTGAAGGTTTTCTTGCCAACATAGGCGTGTTTGTGGGCTTCATAAGCCGCCGCACCGGAACCACCGCCTTTGTCCTCGGTGCTGTGGTTCACCGTCATATCAACTTCAAAATCAGTCACATTCCGGGTTAGGATCAGCATTTTGGAAGTGTAGATGGATTTCTGATCCACCTGAATTTTCAAGGGTGAAGCGGAAAGGACAGTTCCAAACAGGATGTTCACCGGTTTCCCGGCTTCCACAGCTTCCACCGCCGCCCGTTTTACCACTTCAACAGGATTAGGCAATAAATTCACCCCCGATCAGGTCAAGTTCCATCATGTGTTCATCACCCCTGAAGGTATGGGTGACTTTGTTCACCACCATGTAATTGTTGGTGACAATATCGCCAAGGTTCAGGGCCACCACCACGGCGCTTCCAGCACGAACCCGCACATCACCGAAAGCGTTCTGAATGGTCAGCTTGCGGGTTTTCTGATCGTACAGCTTCAACAGGGCATCCGCCTTGGCGGAAGCGCCCGTTTTGGTCTGAACTTCTTCAAAATACTGAAGAACACCCCATTGGTTCATTTTTGCCCCGTCCTGTGCAATGAACAATTCCCGCTTACCGGTTTTTTCATCGTTATAGGCCAGCTTGATCTTGTTATAGGTCTGTTCATCAATACTGGATTCATAGCTGAAGTTTTCCCCGGTTTCTTCATCAATCAGAAGGTTCAGCTTCATGGTATTGATGTTCTTCAGGGTTAGCTTCCCGGCATCGTCATATAGAACATAAAGCTGTTTGGTATTCATCAGGGTTTCATCAAGGGCGCTCTGGATCATATCAAACAGGGTTTGGTTTTCTTCCACGATGGTTTCAAGGGTATAACCGGTATCTTCCACCGTGCCAAGGTTCAACCGGAAATCTGTTGCAATGCGCTTCAGAAGGTCAGAAGCCTTCAGCCCTTCTTCCGTGATGGTGTCCTTGTTCTTCAGATAGCGCAACTGATCATAGGCCACAACATCAATGGTGCCGCCCTTGTCACGCTTCTTCTTGAACACAAAGCCATAGAACATGGCGGTTCCGTTCACAGTCAGCTTCACCGGATCACCTTCAGCAAAGTTCAGCCCCGGCCCCTTGACAACGGTGAACTCCAACTTGCCGGGGGTTCCCTTGCGTTCCAAGGTCAGCCGTGCGCCTTCCTCGACAACGGGGAATTGAATGGTGCTGTTATGCTGGATGAACAATTCAACTGCCAAACGGAATCACCCCTTTCAGGAAGGCAAAGTAAGAACCTGACCGGGATAGATCAGGTTCGGGTTCTTGATTTTGTCCTTGTTCAGATTATAGATTTTCGTGTAATCGGCCCCGTTGCCCAACTGCTTCTTGGCAATGTTCCAAAGGCAATCACCAGATTTCACAGTATAGGTGGCGGCTTTCGGGGCCGTTGTGGTAGGCCGGGGTGCCGCCCTAACCGTTGCGGTGGCAGTTCCCCCGGAAGTCTTGGCCGGTTGCACGGTCACGGTCTTGGTGCCATAGGCTCTGTACTGTTTCAGGTTGAGCTTCACCTTCACATCAAAACCTTCACCGGCATCATCGGTGATTTCATAGGTTTCAAGGCCAACGGTCAAATTGGTGTAATGGAACATCCCGCCACCGGGCTTCTGCCGGTTCAGAATGAATTGGAACGGGGTCTTGCTCACCTTCAGCCGTTCAAACAAGGACAGGTAATAGGCGGCGCTTTGCGCTCCACCATTGCTGAAGGGATAGGACACTTGGGGAAGAACCAATTCAAAGGACACATCCGAAAGGCCAGCGGCCTTCAGGATATTGATTTCTTCCCCGTTGATCAGGGTCATGGTCTTATTCTGGTTGTTGATCTTCACCGTCACCTTGGAAGGGGTGATGGGCATAAGCGTTCCCGCCATATACAGTTTATACGCCATTACTCATGCACCCCTTCTTCAGAAACTTCCAGCTTTTCAGCAAAGTCATTGGCCCAAGCATCCATGATCCCATCCAAATCAGCATCTTTGGAAATATGGTTTTCATTGTGCTGTTCAACCTTGATTTCAGCGGTAGTGAACCGGTTGATTGCTTCACGCTCCGCAATGTCACGAAGATAGGCCAAATCTTCTTCAGCAATATCCAAGGCATCAGCGGTGGCCGCTGTGTTGTTTGCAATATCGCCGGTGTTCCCGTAAATGCTATCAAGATCATTGCCAAGGTTGAAGGCATCCAAAGAATCAGCCCCCATAGAATCCAAGGCGGAAAAATCAAACATACCGGAAACCTTATCGGCCACACCATCACCCCAAGCGGCACCGGAAGCAAAGGCATCAGCGGCCCAACCATCTTGGAAGGTGTCAAAGGTAGACATTCCTTCATTGAAAGCATCGGCAACGCTTTTATATTCCTCAACATTCCCATAGGCTTCAGCGGACTTAGCCGCATATTCGCTTGCTTTGTTGGTAATCCCGGAATAGTCGAACTCAACGAAGGGCAATTTGTTCAGGGCTTCACAGATACCCGCCACAACAGTAAGGGCCGTAGAAAGAAGGTTGTAAAACCACCCCTGAACATTGGAAATAACATTGTGGAAGGCCGTTCCGATATTGGAAGCACAAGCCCCCAAAGCGTTCCAGATACCCAAGGCGATATTTGCCACGGACAGGCCAAGGTTTTTGAAGAAGGCAATTACCACCATGATTCCGCCACAAATCACACCGAAGCCGCTATTGGCAATACCGGTGAACTTTGCAACCGCCGCACAAGCCGCATAGATAGCCGCAATCACGGCGATAATCAGAAGGATGATCCATGTAATGGGGCAAGCCAAAAGCGCCGCATTTAGGCCCTGCTGGGCCGCTGTTGCGGCAAAGGTGGCAACGCTCCAAGCGGTGGTCATTGCTGTGTGAATTGCCTTAACTGCGGCCTGAACCGCCATAATGGTATTTCCAACCAACATGACACCGTTATAGATCAGCATAGCGGCCACAATGCCCATGATAATAGGCTGAATCCAACTCCAATTATCAACAATCACGGAAGCAATGGAAATCAGAATATCCAGCACCGAAGAAGCAATATTGGCAACCCCGGCAAGGCCATTGATCAGGGCCGTGGTCACTTGTTGGAACTTGGAACTATTGGCAATCTGATTGATTTTGGTCAGGATCGGGGCGAACATGGAAAGGGCCTGATTCTTCATCCCGGCCCAAATCTGCGCCCAAGTCTTGGGCATGGAATCGAACTTTGCGTTGGTTTCGTCCGCCATAGCAAACATGGCGTTCTTCACCACTTCAGCCGTTACCTTGCCTTCCTGTGCAACCGTCTTAATGGAACCTTCCGCAATCCCCATATACTTTTCAATGGCTCTTGCGATACCCGGCGCACCATCCAGAATGGAATTTAGTTCTTCACCACGAAGCGCACCCGCCGCCATTGCCTGTGTAAGCTGGATCATGGCGTTGCTCTGCTCTTGGGCCGTAGCACCGCCAATAACAAACTGTTTGTTCACCTGTTCCATGAAGGCAATGACCTGATCCATATTGCCACCGAAGGCGTTACCGGCGTTCAGGCCAAGTTTCGCAACGGCGGAAGCGGTGTCAAAATAAGCGGATCGGGAACGCTGGGCGGAAGCCATGATCTTCTGTTCCAAGGCTTCAACGGAACCGCCATCATCCACAAGCAAATTCAATCGGGCTTTGGTGCTTGCCAATTCATCCGAAATGTTCAGCACCTTATTGATCCCGGCGATACCACCAGCGGCAATGGCAACTTTCTTGATGATGGACAGAAGCCCGTTGGCGGAATTGCTACCCCCACGGATGGAATTGTTGAAATTCTGCTGTTCGTTGTTGGCGTTCCTGATATTTTCTTCAATGGTATCAAAGGCGGTTCCCGCTTTCGCCCATTCTTCACGGGCTTCCCGGATTGCCGCCGTGTCAACGGCTCTACTGGAAGCCTGTTGCATGGCTTCAAAGGTGTTCAGCACAACCCCCATTGCCTTGTGCATACTCTGAAGGGGGCTGGTAACACCATCATAAAGGGCAATAGCGGCCCGGATGTTTCCCACAGGGATCACCACCTTTCTTGGAGAATAGAAGCCGGGGCCTTAATGGTGGCGGCCCCGGCGCTGTTTTCGTTCAATTTCCTTCTGCTTCTTCTTTTCAGCTTCCACCCGAACATCAATGGCCGCAATGATGAAGGCCCGTTCACGGCGGGGCAAGGCATAAAAGGCGGAAGGTGTCAAATGAAGTTCGTGAAGGCAATAGTAAGCAATGTTCGCTTCACCATCACCTTCACAGATTAGTTTTTTGCTTCATCAACCTCATCCTGCATGGTGGTATCAAAACCACACACTTCCTGAATCTTGGTCAGGTATTCGGCATATTCGCCGGGGGTCAGCATGGTTTTCAGAAGGGCATCAGCACCCATGACCTTGTAGCTGTCCTGAAGTTCCTTATCATTCAGATTGGGGAACACGGTACAAGCCACGGCCAGCTTGCCAAGGTAAAGATCATAGTCGGTTTCCTTCTGATACTGGTTCTTCTTGCCGGGAACCGGAACACGCTTGGCACAGGACTTCCGAAGGGCTTCATCCTCGGTGCCGGTGATGGTCTTGATCTCCCAAGGAATGGGGTTGCCATCCTCACCCAAGAAGCGTTTGGAAGCAACAAACTTGATGTTCTCAACGGGAACGGCGTTTTCAGCCAAAAAAGCGGACAGGCTCATTGTTTTTTTCCTCCTATATTTTGATACGAAAAAAGGCCCCGGCCCCTACCGAAGTAAGGCCGGGGCGCTCTGCTTACTGCATACCGGCCAAAAGGCTGAAGGTTTCGGGCATCTCGAAATCTTCAAAGGTGAAGTCCATATCTTCATCCAAGTATTCCGCATCAGCATCAAACTTGGCAAGCAAGCCGCCATCCATATTGCAATCCTTCAGGATCACGGTCTGACGGCCCACAGAAGAAGTGGGATCTTCATTTGTCACCTGAATGTCAAAATAGACATCCTCGCCGGTGTCCTTATAACGCTTCATCAGCTCACGGAAGATGGAAGTGTTATAGTGGAAGGTGGCGGAACCCGTACCCTTCCAGCCGGTGGCCTTATTGCCCTTGCCGGTCTTGCCCAAAATGGGAACTTCCGTTTTGTTCTTCTCAAAGTTGGCTTCAAGGTTGATAGCCTGCATGAAGTTGTAACGGTTATCCCCGATGGTCACGAAACATTCAGCCAAGGAAGCGGAAACAGCATCCTTGGCGTTCATGATGGTTCTATCTGCCATGATGGTTGTACCTCCTTACTGAACATAGACGGCCATATAAAGCTGTTCCATAGCGTTCACGGGGGTCACATAATCAGTAACCACCACGGATTTCTTGGTATCGCCCTTTTCAACCGTCACATTTTCGCCGCTGAAGTTCTCAATGGCCCGAATATCCTGAAGTTCCGTGTGGTGCTTCACAATATCGTTCCAAAGGGAAATCCGGCCAGCGGCATCATTGGGAACCTTGCCAAGATACTTCTTGCCGAACAGAACGGCAATATCATTGGCGATCTGATCCAAAACTCGGATCGTTTGGTTGCTGGAAAAGTCGCTGGACTTTTCATCCGTGATGGAAATGAAGCTGTTAATGTCAGTCAGGACACACACCGCTTCATCCACACGATGGAACATGAAGGAACCCTCCTTGATACCGTTTTCAAGCTGGGTCTGCGTGAAATCGGTATCAACATCATATTCACCATCATAGGTCATGTTGGTGGCGCTCTTATTGACCGCCGTTCCGCCGATCACGCCCGTAACCCAAGGGATCAAGGCGGTGGAAGTCTTGTCAGAAGTCAGGCCGTTCTTGACGCTCACAACGCCTTCATAATCGGCCAACTTCTGGAAAAGAACCACCTGAAACTTCTTGCCCACATCATCACGCATACGCTTTGCGAAGGCCGCAAACAGGGCGGTGATGGTGGCCTTGCTCTCGGTGCAACCCATAGCGTTGAAGGTGTACGCTTCCGCCTGATCAAGATAGGTCTGATAGTCGGAATCGGCCACGGTGCCATTGGTGCCGCCCGTCAGGGGCAAGGAAGCGGTCAAAGAAAGGGTTCCGCTGGACTTCCAATCCACATAGGCATTGCCCTTCAGATCGGTGATAGCGGCCACACCTTCCTGAAGATCAACCTGAACGGTTCCCAAGAAGGTTGCCACATCGAACAGCGGCTTCTGTTCTGCGGTGTTCTCATTCGCCGTGATAACGGTACGAAGATCATTACCACGGGTGCCGGGGTATTTGGCCGTTGCGTAGGTGTTGGACGCTTTCACGCCGCTGGTGCCAAGGCGGAAGAAATGAACCGTTTTGGCGTGAAGGAAAATTTCACGCATGGGCTTCAGTTCATCCGCCGTGTACGCATAGCCGAAAATCTTCTGACTGTTCTTGATGAAGTCAGCCTGTTCCACCGTGAAAATCTTGCCTTCAGGCCCCCAATTCATGGCAAGGGGGATGGTGACAATGCCACGGTCAGAAAGGGTGGCGCTTGCCTGCGCCACAGAAATGAAGTTGATATATGCACCGGGCAGAACCTTGTTCTGCACCAAGAAGGTGCCGCCGCCAAGGGCCATATTAGTTCACCTTACCTTTCATAAAAATCTTTGATCAGCCCATCAATCTGATCATGGGTGTATTCCTTCCCATCTTCCAAAAGGATAGACAGCAGATCACGCCGGTTGGCGTAACGCCTGAAGGTCAACACTTTTTCTTTGGGGAATACCACCGGGGCCGTGATGGGCGGTTCCTGTGCGGTGGTGGCTTTCTTTCTGGTAGCCATTCAATCACCCTTTCTTTGGCTCCACATCCACATCCAAGGTTTCCATTGGGGTTTCCTCGGACGGGCGGGATAGTGTCAGATTGAAGTTGACGAAGAAGTGAAGAACCCCATCTTCAACTTCATAACTCATGGAAGTTCCGTGAAGCACATCCCCATTGGGAAGGGTGATGAACTCCAAACATTCCATCAAATCCCCGGCCATAGTGAACAATTCAGCGTTGTTTCTCCCGCTGGTGGGAAAATAGTGAACATCCAGCGGGTTCCGGTTCATGAACCGGTTCTTCTGCAACGGGGAAATGTCGGGCTTCAGAACGGCAATGAAAAAACAGGGTTCTTTGAAACCCTGTTCCACATCGTTCTGATAGATTTTGTACCCGGCCCCAAAGGTGGCGTTCAGCTTCATGGAAACACCTTTGATGATTTCATTGATCAACTGAACACCCCCTTCAAGGCTTCATACAACATATCATTCAGAACGGACGGGGCCAAGGTTTTCACTTCCTGTTCGGAAATCGTCAGCATGAACCGCCCCTTCACCCAACTTGCCTTCAGGCTCTTTCCCAAGGCGGGAACATAGCGCCCCGGTGTTTGCCGGTGGCCGTATTCCACATAGGACGCATATTCCAAATTGTTGATGATGGTCACGGTGTACTGCTCCCCATGTTTTTCAATGGGAAGGATTGTCCAAGCGTCACGCAAGGAACCGCCACGATAACCGGGCCAATATTCTTCCTTGGCTTCATCCGTGGCATACGGCGGAACCACACCAACGGGGGTTCTTTTCTTCACCTTATTCAGAAGGATTTGGGCAATCTTCTTGGCGGCATCCCGGCAAAGCCGATCCATGTCAACTTCCGAAAGCTGTTGAAGGCGTTCATCCAGCTTCTTCAATTCCCGGTAATCACACCGGCCCCATCTTCCCATCAGGCCCACCCCCTGAAGGGTTCAAGCATGATTTCTTGATGGTTGGAAAACACGCCCTGTTCACCGGAACGGGCATAGGTGAAGGTTCGTTCCATATCATTTGGACGGGTTACAACGATTTTGCAACCTGCGGGAACCTTCACATCCGGGGAAAGGAACAGCTTCACCATCTGTTGGGCGGTTGCCACTTCATCCCCATTGGTTGAAGTTAATGTTTCAAAAGACAGCTTGCACAGCTGATCCTGAAGAAGCGGCTTTTCTTCAGAATCCGTCAGGTGGGTGACAGGATCGGTGACTTCCTCACGGATGAAGATAGAACACCGATCCTTCCACAACCGTTCCAAGGCGGTTCGCACGGCCTTATTTACCATACCAACCGCCTATAACGGTAGATTTCACCAATGCGCCCGTTGATCAGATAATCAATCAGGCTGTTCAACCTCTGTTCAGGGGTTGAACTACCTTCACCAAGGGCAAAGGTAATGTTGGTGTCACCTTCCTGAATGGATTTCACCGCCGCATCCAAATCAAACCCTTCAAGCTGTCCAGAACACTTCTTCATGTTCAGGTATTCGCCCACGGCCATAGAAACGGCCAGACTTTCCAACCCCTCCGGGATTTCGGAAAGGTTGGAAAGGTTTTTGATCCGCCATTGAACATTGTTCAAGACAATATCCAACAGCGGATCATCAGCGGCCCCCGCCACGCCAAGGGCCGTTAGCATTGCAACCGCTTTATCACGCAACGGGGTTCACCGCCTTTAGCCACGGGAAAGAATCCGGGCAATGGGAATGGACTTGTGGTTGATGTAGGAACGCTGACTTGCGGTGCTTTCACCGGAATGAACCAGCGTCCAGTTGCCGCCGTTTTCCAGTTCAGCCGCCGTGGGGCTGGTGCTTGCCTGCGTTTTCTTCTCATAGGACAGGCCGAAGGGGGCGAAAACCTTACGCTGACGCATATACAGCAAATCCTCACCGCCGTTGGTCTTGGGGTCACGGGCCATTTCATAGGGAACCTTTACGCCGATGTCCTCATAAGAGAAGGCACCGTTGCCCATAGCGTAGGTGGTGTACTGAACACCAGCAACCACATAATCATTGGCCGCAAGGGTCTTGGAACCGAAGTAAGGCGTGACCTTGGACAGAAGGATTTCGCCATCGGCGGGGGCGCCAGAAGCAATGATCTTCAAAGCGCCATCGGTGTTGGCGTCGGCATCAAAATAGCCTTCAGAAACAGGCATCTGATCAGTGACGATCACCAGCTTACCGTTCCAAGTACCCAATTCCAAATCACGCTGAATCCCGTCCTTGTCGGTGTACTTCAGGCGTTCGATCAGGTTCAGGTTTTCAAGGCCGGTGGAAACATCACTATGGCAGAAAACCAAAGTGAACTTCTTCTTGTTCGCACCGCAAGCCTTGTTTGCCGCCGTATTCAGGGTGGTGGCGGTCATAGCACCGGAAACGGTGGTGGTGTGCTTCTCCACAAATTCCTTGTTCTTGGCATCGGCGGTGGACATGGCGAAAATGCCCTTCAGGATGGAAAGAATGGTGGCCTCATCCAGTTCATCCTTGTACTGTGCAACCTGTTCGCTGATATTCGCCATGAAATCAACGCCACCGGTCACATCATAGGAAAAATCACGCTCTTTCCACGCCTTGGCACGGCCAACCACCACAACACCCTGTTCAAAGGTCTTGGTGGAAGTGGCGGTAATGTCGGTAGAACCGTCATAGTTCACCGCATCACCGTCAATCAGGCCACGCATGGCAAGACGGGCGTAGGCGGTGCCGTTCTGACCGCTGAACACTTCCTGAATGTCAGGGTTTGCGGCCAATGCACGGGATTTCTTGATTTCGTTCATGTTCAGGTTGGGAACACGGGCCACCATGTACTTGAACGCTTCAGCATTGAAACTCTTGGAATCAAACTTGTTGTTAGGCATAGTTCAAAACTTCCTTTCTAAAAATAAGATTTGTAGGGGTGTTGGTTAGTCCAACTTTGCATCCGGGTGGGCTTCCAAATACTGACACAGTTCATCATAGGTCATTTTGGAAGGATCATCACCGGCCGGGGGTGTATCACTCTTTTCACCGGGCTTGGCACCCTTGAACTTCTTATCAGGGGCCTTGGTGTCAAACAGAAAAGCCGTGTCCTGACCGTCCACCAGCTTCTTGATTTCGTCACCCAAGCCCTTCACCGTGCCATCATCGGCCAGTTCAGCCTTGGCAAGAAAATCAGCCATCAGCGCCTTAACAGCGGTGTTGTTCTTGGCCTTGGCTCCGGTCAATGCCATATCAACGGCGTTGCTGATCTTCAGCGCCTTCAGTTCGGCTTCATGGGCCTTCTTCTGGTTGTCGTTGTCGGTCTGAAGCTGGGTAATCTGATCCTGAAGCGCCTTGGTGTCACCTGTGGACTTCTTCAGCGTTTCAAGCTGGGTGTCACGCTCTTTGATCGTGTTCTTTGCGTTGGTCAGTTCGGTGTTGACCTCATTGAAGCGGCTTTTTGTAACGAAGGAACCGTTCAGGCCCTCCATGACCTTATTGGCCTGTTCCTCGGTCAAGCCCCATTCCAACAGATTTTCCTTTGTCATAGTGATAACCTCCAAATCCTTTTTTACCGTGGGTTAGGAACCACGATTTTATTTAGATTTCTGTTTACCGCCCACAAATCCAAAACGGCGATGGTATGAAAAAACCACCACCGGCCAGAAGGCCGGGGTGGTCAAATCATCAATATTGGGTTCAATCCCAATGCTGATCGGGTGTGAACTTTTCCAGAATGGCGTAATACTTGGGGATTTCTTCAGGCTTCTTGCCGTTTTTCAGGGCGGTCAGCACTTCAATTTTTTCATCAAGAAGGTTTTCGCTGTCCAGATCAAAGAAGCGATCCACCAGCACATCAGAAACTTCAGTAAGAAGTTGATGAACCTTCATCAGCTTTTTTTCTTGATCCACTTAACCACCCACTTTCTTCAACATTTCCTGAATAACTTCATCCAAGGCTTCCACCAATTCCGGTTTGTCCTTGCGTAGCATATCCACCAAATCAGGGCGGACAATCGCCAAGGCTCCATAGTTGGCAAGGGTTTCTTCAGAACGCTTCCCAACATTACGGTAATATTGGGAACCGTGGCCGTATCTCACAACACCGGCATCACGGGCAGAACCACCGGAAAGCGCATCATAAATATCTTCAAGGGAACTGATACCGCCACCCATAGCATTTCGGCATTGGTAATCAATCTGTTCGCTTGCTTCCCGTTTCAGCCTATTGAACTCTTTTTTGTAGTTCGCATAGGAAATAGCCCTTGCATAATATTGATCGTTCAGGGCGGAAGTGGCGGTTCTCAACTCTGCGTTGATTTCCGCCGCAATACGCTCACATTCCTTGTCGAAGGCTTCAAACAAAGCATCAATATCATCTGCAATATCGGTATTGGTTTTTTGAAAAAAGGCGCTCAACTTTGCATTGCTGGAACTGAACCAACCGGAATATTTGGCCGGGTCTGCCCGGTTGAACATATCCATCAGGTGCATTTCTTCATGAAGCGTTGTCACCACTTGCCCGGTCAAATCATCACCGGCCAACTTTGGAATAATCAATTCAGCTTCCGCAAGCTGATCATTCCGGGTGTAATAGCGATAATTGACCGCATGATTTTTTCCGTGGGAAACCTTCATGGGGATTCCATTGGCCCTAATATTCTCCATATCGCCCATCTTTGCATAAAGGGCCACCACATCAGGATCAGCATTTTCACACCCGTTGACATACTCCATCAAGGTTTTGGTGTTCTTCAGTTCCTTCTTATCGGTCAGATATTCCGGGAACATTTCAGGCTTCAGGGTTTCCAACGCCCGTTTTGCCTTAATTATAGCGGCCCCGGTTGCAACGGTCAAGCCAGCCTTGGAACCATTGTTCACGAAGGTCTGAACCCAATCAGCATATTTCATGTTGGCGGGAACATAGTACACATCCCCATCAGCGTTCCGGGCGGCTCTCTCACCGGCATACTTGGGATCAATGGCCGGGGCCGTGGTTCCTCGACAGTTAGGGTGGAAGGGCGGAACGGTCACGCCGGGTTCATATTGGGAAATGGGGATCACCTTACCATCAAGCCCACCACAAATGGAACAGGTATTGGAATCCAGCGTTTCAATGATTTCCACCATTTCAACATCCAAATCCTTGTAACATTCCTTAGTTGCAACGGCATTGAAATAGGTGGTTTCGGTGTTGACCAATCGCCCCGCCTTATACCGATGAACCCCGAACTGCTTCTGAATGGCCGTGGTAATCTTGGACGGGGAATCACCCCGAAGAAGCCCTTGTGTCAGGCTCTTACTGACCGAACCCACCAAATCATTTTTGTTCAGCCAACAGCGATCCCGGAAGGTTCGCCCGTCCGTTGTCCAAGGCTTTGAAAGCAAGGTTTCAAGTTTTTTCTGATCCAGCCCGGTAATATCCCAACCAAGGCCCACGCCCTTCTGAACCTCAAAGGCTGTGTGGGTGTAACCATTGCCCACAACCTTCTTCAACAGGGCATCCAGACTATCAACCTGATTGCCATATAGCAATTCAAGCTGTTGTTGAATACCTGTCTGAACAGCTTCAAGGCGGGAAATGTGGAACCGGGTGGACGCATTTTCCAGCTTCTTCAGCCATGCCGCATCCAACCCGGCCTGTTCACCGATCTTGATATACTGTTCAACGCTCCAATGAAATTCTTCAAGCTGTCCAGCGGTCAGCCATTTCCGGGCATCGGTCAGGCTGATTTGGTTGTTCACCGCAAAACGGGCATACCAGCTTTCAATTTCCTTCTGAACGGAACGCTGTGCATCCAGATACAGTTCTTCCATGCCCTGAATAGTCTTTTGGGCTTCTCTGTGGGCGCTGTCCTCCAAGATGGAAAACCGCCCACGCCAATAATCCGCATTTCTCATGGGCCGTTCCTCCAATCCTGAATTTATCGCCTACAATTCAAACAATATTGATAAGCGTCTATTTGGCCTTCAAGGAATCTGATTTTGTCATGCAATTCCTGATTTTCTTTGCACTTCAATTCAAATTCTTTGTTTCTCTTGTTCAAAACATCTTCTGCTTCATGCAGTTGCGATTCCAAACAACGAATCCTTGTTTTCAGTTCATAGTTTTCATCCATGATGGAACCTTCTTTCTGAAAAATGGTGCTGAAGGTGGGATTTGAACCCACACGCCTTGCGGCAACGGATTTTGAATCCGCCGTGTCTGCCTATTCCATCCACTTCAGCATATAGGCCCATAAATTCACGCCTTTTGGCATGGGCCTATGTTTTCAGGTGTTTCGGGAGGTTTTATAGCCTGAAACCTCTCCAAGCTAAAAAAAAGAAGAATAGTGTTGCCCTTTCGGGCTGGTGACGCATACGGGAATCGAACCCGTGTTACCGCCGTGAAAGGGCGGTGTCTTGACCTCTTGACCAATGCGCCATGTGGTGCCGGGGAAGGGAATTTCACCCTTTGGCGGGTAGGAG